GCCTTTGTCAGAGCCATTTAACTGCACCGCTTCTGTAATGGTTACGGTTAAATCTGCTGGTGTTATACTTGTTGCCATTGCTTGCTTTTCTTACTTAATATAAAACAAGCGGTTTTTGTTAAATAAAAAGGGTGCAACCGTTAAGCCACACCCTTTCAAGACAGAGAAAAAGAAGATTCTAGTTAGTGATAGATGCCAAGTCAGAACTTGATACCTCTACCATTGGGTCAGGCTCCATGCCGTTAAACGTCATTGTGTAGCCGTTAAGGTCAGCCGCTGCTGTTCCTGCTGCACCCGTACCCGTTGAAAAGTCTAAACCATTTGTCACACCGATTGCCCAATAAGTAGGAGTTGCTTCGCGTGTTTCAACAATTGCCACCACTCTATTCTTTGCGAGTAGCTGCATTTCTTTACGCTTTTGAACATCCAACTTTGACAAGATAAACGTAACGTCAGGCACGTAGTAAAGTGTGCCTTTGTTACTTCCTGCCGTTGGGTTATCGTTGAACGTGCTTTCTTCTTTGTCAAGTTCGTATTTGTAGAACACTTGAGAAGCTGAACCGAAAGAAACCGTTCCTGTGGTGTAACTTGGGTCAAGACTTAAGTAATCAGAAAGCGTAGCGAATCTAACGGATTTGATACCGCCAATCGCATCTTTGCAATCTAATGTGAAACCTTGTGTTAATGCACACGCCATTTTAAGTCTTTTTTAAGTTAAGGGAATGGGTCGAAACCCACTCCCATTAATTCAGTTTAATTAAGGTATGATTGTAATAATCTCGTCAGGAAATGCAACTTGACAACCTAACTTGAACTCAATAGCCAATTTAACAACCCTGTCATCTTGTGAGTACCAAGTTTCGAAGTTTTGGAAGTCACCTTCCGCGTCAACACCTACAAAGAAGTTACTTAAACGTCCAGCGTACAACTTATTCTGTCCTGTAAGACCTGCAACAGGAATCACTTTTAAGTTAGTTCCGAACATTGTCAATCCTTGACCCTCTACGTTCTTGTCTCCGTTAGTGCCGTCAACAAGAGTACCGTAAGTGATTGAGTTATCATTCAATCCTTGCACCAAAGCCGCGTAGTCATCGTAGCCCAAGAACACTCTGAAATCATCGTACTGAGTCAAGCCCAATAAACTAGCTGAGTTATAAACCAACCATTGCGCGTCAACAGCTTCTGATGGTGTACTAAGTTGTGAAATCGTGTTAGAAGGGTCAGCATCAGTAGTACCACTTGAAAGGAGTGTTATAAATCCATCCCAATGTGAGTTGTTACCCGACCCGCTAACTGTATCGCCCTGCCATACAGCAACGTCAACAGCGTTAGCAACTTTGTCAGCGTACTCTTCCATAATCGCTTGCCATACGTACTCAGGCGTAACGCTTTCGTAGTGCGCCCCTGCTTTCATTTCCTGAGAAAAGTACTTTGGTTCTAGGTCTTTTGGACACCAAGAATCGTTAATCTTTACTTTGCCCGGTGTCAGCGTTCTTTGTGAGAATGCAGTGTCACCCGAAGCATTGAAAGAACAACCATCTTCTTGGAAGAAAATGGTCTGCGCAATCTGTGGTAACTTCGATGCCCCCTTAATAGAAGGTACAACCGTTGCAAGGCTCATCATTTTAGCCCCAAGAACGGTCTTTCTCATTAGCGGAAACTGATTCTCCGCTGTGTAATTAGTTAAACTTGATACGTCAAATGCCATTGTAATATGTTTTTAGTTTTTTCTTAGCAATGTTGAAAAGTCAATCTTCTGCGAATCCTTAGACATCCATGCTTTAGATGGTGTCTTTTTAGGTGCTTCTTTTTCTTGTTCTGTGAACGCTTGAAACATTTCGACAACTTCAACAAGTGTCTTTTTCAGTTCGCGGTTTTCTTCGGTCAATACTGCAACCTCACTTTCTTTAGCGAATCGCATCTTGTCAATCTTCTCAATGATTGATTCGTTAAGCCTTTGGATTAGTTGGTTTTGTAGTGCCTCAACGTCTAGTCTTGGAGCAGCCACTTTTGGTGCTTCTCCTTCCTCAGACATTTCTTCCTCTACAACTACTTCTTCTTCCTCACCTTCAACTTCTATAACTTCGAGAATGATGCCGCCCTCTGTTTTGATGATACGACCATCTTCCATTTCGTGGTCTGCATCAGGTGCGTCAATCAACTCACCATCTTCGCCTATTACTTGAACTGTTGCGCCTACTTCAATAGCTGGCTCAATTCTTATAATAGTACCGTCAACTAGTTTAGCGTCCTCTAGTTGGACTTCTTCGGTTTGAGTTTCTTCTTCTAACAAAACCTCCTTGATTTTGGACAGCTTTGTTCGGATATTTTCTACTGTGAATTTTTCCATTTTTTTCGCTTATATCTGATTAATATAAACGCAACGGAAAGTGTTTACTTTTTTACTTAATTGTTAGATACACCTACTCTATTCACGCATCCTAATAGAACGGTGTTTGGTAAGCACTTAGGGTTTATACATCCTCAATAGAGTTAAAACTACGGAAACTCTAAATCTGCCTCCCCGAACCTTCCGCCCAGCTTGGCATATAAACCACCCTTTACTAAATCATCACCCGTAGAATGGATGCGTTATCGACCGAGTTGTCAGTAGGACGACATTGCTCGGATTAGGGCTTTACAATACTTCAAATAAAGTTGAGGTTTTTCATGGGTTCTCCTTCCACCTTCGGTCAACTATTGTAACACCGAAGTCTATATTAACTAAATATAAAAGTACAAAATTTTGTTAATGAAAAAGCCCCTACATTTCTGCAAGGGCTTTAAGTGAGGAGAACCCACCGCCCGAAAGGGCTAACAAAACAACATGAAAACAAACTAATACGTTCTACACTGATAACCTTGACTTGTTAGAATATATGATTCTCTTGAATGTTCACCGTCACAGAATGTCAAAACCTCAGAACCTTTAACACACTCTAAACATTGAGGCTCTTTGTAGCACCCTGTTAAAGCAACGGCAAGTATTAAAATCAACTTTTTCATGCCGCTAATATAGCTATTCCTCATTAAGAATCCTAATCAGTTTCTTGATTAATTTTTCGTCAAGTTCCTTGGTTGCTCTATCCGTGAACATTCCTTCTATGCTGAAACCTCTGAACGTTCTATCTTTGACCTGTTTCCAAACCTCGTCATTCTCTACTTTGAACGACCCAAACCATGAACCTTTTGGAAGTTCTGCAAATCCTTCAGGCGTTTTCTTACGTTCGTCAATAATGAACGATTCTATCATGTAAACATCTTCAACCACCTCGTTATGGTCAAGGTTTACGCGACCCGTCATACCGTTCTTAAAGAACCTTTCAACGATTTTCTGTATTGCATCTCCTGAGAACTTAACGTAATACTCTCCGTTGTGTTCGTCACGCCTGTAAATAGGCAAATTTGCCACCATGATAGCACCCGAAACGATACGTTTTTCTTCGTTCTTTACCTTGAACTCCATTCTAGGCGTGTTGTTAAACGCCATCCATTCGCGTTCAATCGCTGGCGTATCTACAAAGCTGATGAACTCAACACCTGTTTCGTGCTCTTCATCAATGGTCATGTCGATTAGTGGTAGTCTTTCCATACTTGTTTAATATAAATCAACTAGAATTTGTTATTTTGCACAACGTTTTGGCTATGTGTAGTGCCGACCTTGAATAAATAACTACACTAACAGATAAATAAAAAACTATGAGTAAAGGACAAGACAATCAAGATGAACGCAAGGCATTACATATAGGTAGTGTTAGCGGTTCGTTTGATTTAGATGATGTAAGAGCGTCTATTCAAAACGCATTACACGAACAAGAAATAGGGTTATTTAAGTGCCTATCCGTTTGTGATAATGTGCTTAAACACTTAGAAAAGAATGGTATGGTGGTTAGAAATGACCGCTAACGGCTTACTAAAGAATCGTTTTAATGTTCTTTAGTACAGGTTGTGCTACCCCCCGAACTCTGCTTGTCCTTCAATCTGACTAACATCATTCTGAGTTCCTGTTAGTTGGGTTTCCACAACGAACGCCTGTATTGGTGCTAACTCTGCTTGTTGCGTGTTGCCTAACTCAGTTGTGTTAGTTGTTACGGGCGTAACCTGTGGGGCTTGTGCCGCTGCCGTTGCTGCTGACGCACTTGGAATAGTTACGCTAACTCCACCACCTACATTAACACTGCCTAACAATTGTGTCGCCTTTGATACATTAGCCAAAACACTAGCTATGCCCGTAGCAATAGCGGCTATATTAGCGGGAAATGTCAAGTTTTTATTCGCTGCCGCAATAGCACCTGAAATAGCCGTAGCCGTGTCTATCGCAATTTGCGCCCCTGCTATTACTTTCGATGCTACTAATCCAGCTTTTCCCTGATTTTCTACCGCTTGCGCAATAGTACCTAGCGCACCCGCTGTTTGCGTTGCTGCTGTTAACTTTGCCTGATTTATCTTTTCTTCCGCATCGGCTTTTTCCTTTGCTGCCTTTATAGCATTTTGTGCATCTTCATCATAGAACTTTTTATTTAGTTCATTCAAAGCATTAGCCCTTTGTGCCTCAACCTCGAATCTATCTTCACCCGCCTTTCTGGCAATTTCTGCTAAGTGGTCGTAGTGCTGTTGCAGTTTTTCTATTTCACGTTCTCGACCTTCTAACTGTTCAATCCTTAGTTCTTCTTGTAAAGCTCTTAATTCTTCTTGTAGTGCTTTCTCGTTAGTCTTTTGTTCTGACCTTTGCGAAGTAATACGTTCTTCAATATCGGCTAATTCAAGTTCTGCTTCTGCCTTTTGGCGCAAAAGTTCAGTTGTTTCTCCCGCAACAGCTATTTCAGCGTTAGCCAATTCTAAACGCTTGTTTGCTAACTCTTTTTCTCGTTGTATCTGTTCGTCTTGTATTTCCTTGATTCTATCGTTAGCCGCCTGACGTTCTGCAATGGTTAAACTAATGTCATCGCGTGTCTGACGCTGTAACTCAGCTTCGTTCTGATATTGCAGCATTAACTTTCTCTGCTCAACCTCCGCAAGTTCTACCTCTTTGCGTAGTTGCACCAACGCATCAGCCTGTGCGATACTTGCTTTGGTTGAGTTTGCTACCTCGCTTGCAAAGTTTTTAAAGTCCTCTACTAAACTTTGTCTTTCCGCTTTAGTTGTTGCTGTGAATGTTTGCAGTAAAGCATCTCCGAAATCTTCAGCACCTTTAGTAACGCCATCCCAATCAAATTCTAATGCTGATTCTATAATACTTCCAAGTGCTATAAACTGATCGCCAAAACCTTTCATGGCAACCATAAATCTTTCAACAACAAAGTCTTTTAACTTGACTAATGATTCAAAAGGGTTTTCAAACGCAGACTTTAAAGCATCACCCAAAGGCTTTGCCGCGTCAAATAACTTATAAAGCAATATCTCAAAAGCTGTGGTTGCTGTGTTCAGAGCATCCATGACTTTCTGATTTCTGCTTACAATGTCTTTCATGAACTCAAAAACAGCCATTGCAACGCCAAGAAGTCCTAGAGATTTTATTAAACTCTTGATGCCACTTTCTGTTTTTTTAGCCGCTTGTTTTCCCGCCTTAAATCCATTCTCCATATGCTTAGACATATCACCGATTTGTTTGGTAAGTTCATCTATGGATTTACTTAGCTTTTCCGTGTTCTCATCAGCAGAACCCGTATCAACCGTTACTTTGTATGCAATCTCTTTAGCCATTATTTGTCGCTTCGTATGTACCAATTAGAACCATCACAGAACAACTCAACAGAATCGTACTGATGTGAAAGCGTATGACTTGCAGCACCGTCAATAAGACCAACACCGCTGAAAGGGTCAATATCAACAGCTC